CAGGGACTATTAATGCTAACAGCATTGAGACAGCCGCAGTTGGACAAACTGTTCGCTCATTCGCAACACGCGAAGCAACAGCAGTAACTATAACACCCTCAATGACTATTCCAGAAGGAACAGATCAAACGGTGGATAATAAAACACTTACTTTAACTAAACAAAGAGGTGTTCAGATACCATACACAGGAGAAGATGTACGTTTTCTTAATGGTGGTGCTGGTTACGAAACTGTTTATGGAGATCAAATTGCACAAGCAATGCGAACTCTAGTAAATGAAATCGAAAGCGACCTTGCACTTGAAGCAAATCAAAATGCGTCAAGAGCTGTAGGAACTGCCGGAACAACTCCATTCGCATCAAACTTTGATTTAGTTGCAGAAGCACGTCAAATTTTAGCTGACAATGGGATGCCAACAAATGACAACAGAACATCGTTAGTTATGAATACAGCGGCATCAACTAAGTTGAGAAACTTGGCACATCTACAACGTGTTGATCAAGCTGGTGGTAGCGAATTACTCCGACAAGGTGTTTTATTAGACTTGCAAGGTGTAATGATGCGAGAGTCTGCTCAAGTTGTTTCACATACAAAAGGTGCTGGAACTGGGTATCTAATTAACAATGGATCTGGCGAAGCGGCTGGACAAACAACACTCACATTAGACACAGGAACAGTTAATACAACTGGTATTGTTGCTGGTGATGTTGTTACATTTGCGGCTGATACGACAAATAAATATGTTGTCAATACAGGTCTAACCGCAGTTGCCGGTGATATTGTTATTGGTGATAATGGTTTACAAGTAGCAATTGCAAATAATAACGCAATGACTATTGGTAACAGTTTCACAGCAAACATAGTAATGCACCAAAAAGCAATGGAACTAGCAATGAGAGCACCAGCAAAACCAATCGGTGGTGATGCGGCTGTTGATGTGTTAGTTGTACAAGATCCAAATTCTGGTCTTGTATTCGAAATTTCTGTTTATAAAGGTTTCAGCAAAGCAATGATCCAAGTCGGATGTGTATGGGGCTATAAAGCATGGAATAGCGATGCAATCGCGATCCTAATGGGATAATTAATAACATGGTGAGGGGCTTTATTAGCCCTTCATCGATTTAATTATAACAATAGAAATAAAATATAGGATTTAGATATGGCAATTGTTACAACTGTTGGAGGAAGCACCACAAATTCGTATATAACTGTTGCTGAATATAGTGCTTATGCCGATAATTTTGGGTGGAATATTGGTGGAGATACAAGCAATCATGAAGATCAATTAAGACGAGCCGCAGTTTATATTAACAGAGTTTATAATTTTGTGGGAGATGCTCAATATCAAACACAAGCAATGGCATGGCCTAGATTAACAACTCTGCTCGTTGATGGATGGCCTATTGATCCAGATACTGTTCCACAAGATATAAAAGATGCACAAGCTGAATTAGCTTTTTTAGTTCATGGCGGCACAGATTTAATGGCAACAGTAACAGGTGGCGCGACAAGACGAACAAAAAGCAAAGCTGGTGTCGTTGAAACAGAAACAGAATATGCCAGTTTTAGAGAGACTCCACGTTTCGTGGCAGTAGAAGGTTTATTATCACCGTATGTAGTTTTTGGTGGTTCACAAATTAAGGTGTTGAGAGGGTGACAACAGTAGCGGAAATAGCAGACACTGCATTTGATAATGTAGCTCTAGCAATAACAGATGCAATTAAGACTGCTAATTTGTCTTATGTTTCAAACGGAAATTATAATTATGACACAGGAGCGTATGCAACGACAACAACTACAATAACAGGACGTTGTGTTATTGATAGCTCAACACCGTCTGATGATATCTTTCCAGATTATGTTTTAGGTTCGCATGAGCAAATGATGTTATTAGAAGGGTTTTCATCCGTTCCAGTTGAAGGATGGACTTTAACATTAGGCTCTAAAACATATACAGTTAAAAAAGTGCAAGATATTGTCGGAGCTGGGGCTATACAAATGATTGTAGCATTGGAAATACCAGCATGAGTTCAAGAGATTTTATAATGCAAATAGACGCTGAATGGAAAGGCAAAGAAGAGGATATTTTGGAAGTATTTGCTGACGCAACTAACGATGCTTTAACAGGCATAACCTTAAAAGCTCCTGTTGATACAGGTCGTTTTAGAAGTAATATTTTAACGTCAATAGATGTTCCTGATATAACAACATTACCTAAAGTGACAATAAAAACAGCAAATGATGTTATTGCAGATGGTCAGCGCAAAATATATGGACGTAAAAGACTAACAAAATATTATATTCAAAATAATCTGCCTTATGCCATGAAATTAGAAAATGGCTGGTCAAAGCAAGCACCTCAAGGAATGATTGCAATAACAATGAATGAACTACAACACAAATATGATGGAATGATTATATGACTTTTCAACTAGAACGAAAGTCGATTGAGAAATATTTAGTGACGGCATGGGGAAACGCCACGCCTATTGGTTTGGATGAACATGAGTTTGAACCGATAGCAAATTGCCTTAAACTAAGTATTGTTAATGGAACAACTATGCAAGGCTCTATTGGTAGAACAGATAATAGGATAGAGCATTTAGGCAATGTGTTTATTAACATTTATACGACTGGTGGCGAAGGTTCAGCCACTTGGCGTGGTTATGCGGAAACTTTGATGGGTCTGTTTTTTAATAAACGATTAGATAATGCTGGTAATGTAGCATCAACTAATGAATTTATAAGATTTAGTCCTGTTAATCAACACCCATATATTTCTGGGACAATTTCTGATATACCTTTTAACATAGCAACCATAACCGCGCCATTCGTGCGCTATTCATATCAATAGGAGGCCAATATGACAGGCTCAGCATCAAACCAGCTTAGATCGGCTTATGTGGCCGAAAGCACCGCTGGAACTACACCTTCATCACCATCGTTTGTTACGAGTGATGTTCCAATATTAATAAACGCAACTCCGAATATTTACGAAAGTAAAACTCTAGCCGCTGGCGGTGCAAGGGCTGGAACAGGAGTATCAGGATTAGATGTTTCTGGAACAATGAGTGGAACATTTATTTATGGAAATTACGACACTTGGCTTGAGACATTATTTCAAGGTACATTTGCAACTAACGTATTAAAAGACGCAAAAGTTGTAAAAACGGTAACTGTTGAGAATGCTATACCAGCTGGTGTTGGTGGAACGAATACCATGATGAGATATAGAGGTGTGCAAGCTACAGGTGGTTCTCTTACATTAACATCTGACGCAGATGTGCAGTTTTCATTTGATGTTCAAGGTATAGGTTCGGACATAGCAACAACGTCAGCAATAGGCAGTTCATCATATGCAAACCCAACTAATAAAATACCACTTCAATCAGGTGTCGATGTTGGAACGATTGTTTATGACGGATATACTTTAAATTGTATGGAAAGTTCTACTTTAACATTCACATATGAAAACAGAGAGCGTCAAACAAAGTTAGCAAGCAATGATTTGTGCGGCATAACCAGAGGTGCGCTTGTGCCAAGTATAACAGCTAGGATTTATGTAGAAGCTAACTTTTTAGCCATATATAATGCGGCCAGAGCTAACCATACATCATTTGCAGTAACATATCCTTTAGGATCAGTCAGTGGAAGTAAATATACAATTTTATTTCCTAGATGCAATTTTACAGGAGCAGATTTAGACTTCTCTGGAGCAGACGCAATGCAAGACGTTACAATTATGCCTCAATATGATACGTCTAATGCGTGTGTTGTTAAAATAACGAGGGCTGTATCGTGATAGCAAAACAAAACTTTATCGGAATTATAAATGGTAAAGAAAAAGACTTTAAGGAAGGTCAAAAGATTAGCCAGAAAGATGCTAAAGAATTAAACCTTGCTGAAAAGCCGGAATTAGCGAAAGCGGAAAAAGGAGAATAAACTACAAAGGAATGACGGTGCGTCCGTTAGGGAGTGAGGTCGAGCTAGGATAATCTCACTCCCATCATCTTAGCAAAGGACAAACAATGTTAAATTTATCGAAACCAAGGATGTCAGATATGACATTTAAACGAGAATTGCCAAAACATCTAGATTATTTATCAAAAGAAAGAACATTTATAGAAATTAGATGCAGAGCTGGAGGAT